GCTCCTGCTCTGTTTGTGTGTTATTTTCATTAGTTGGTGTTGGCGGTTCTTGAGATGGATAATTCCCTGTAAGTGATGTATAACACTCTAAACAAATATTCTTTTTCGCAAACCCCATATCCAGTGGGTACAAACGCGCGCCACGTTTACATATTTCGCATCTTGTTGCAATACGGAAATATATCGTTCCATCCGTTTCCCCCCACACCTCTACTTTATTCGCACCATATAAACCGGCATTGTTTAGCATATCAAAAGGAATTCGCACAAATACTCCGTTTTCGTTTCTTTCTGAATCTACTAACCTACCAGCAAACGGAGCGCCTTGTCCTGCTTGTAAGGGATAACCTTGTAAGTCTTTGTAATCATCCATATATTTTCCTCCTAAACGTTAGGTAGCTTGTACCATTGTCCTGCCATTCCCATAAAATAAAACCCATAGCCTTGACCGCCATCAAAGAAACGAATGGACCCAGCTTGGCCCATTTTATTACGCCCTAAATTTATTCCCTGCGTTAGAATAGGTTGATTTATGAATACATCCTTTTCTGTGCTTATATCAAAGGTCTGCCCATGATCAGCTGGACCTATGTTGTTATTTACACCGCCTATAGCAATTCTATTAAACGGTTGAAGGCCATCGGCCCTTTCGGCTGCTGCTCGATCCCAGTTATACATAGATGCATATTTACCACTGTATAGCGTTACACCCGATACACAAACCGCTGTCCCTTGTCTCATGTCAGCATTTCCAGAACAAACCTTAATAATTAATGCGTGCTGTTGCGGAATATAGTTTGTTGGCACTTTGAAAGTGAAAGAGTATCTTCTGATTTCTCCATAATAGGTAGACGGTTCAGGAAAATCCATTTTTTGTTCATGCCATGTATCGTAACTTACATTGTCTCGGAATGTAACGCAGCATACTTGTAAACGCGGCTTCCCTGTTTTACGTACCCCATTTATCATTGCTGTTCTAAAATGAGCAGATAATGTGTATTCATTTCCAGGATGTATCCCATTATTCACGATTGCTTCTGGATAGTTATACATATCTACCCTTGCAGCATTTACCATTTGCTCGTAATCAAATATATGTGTATTTTTTTCTATTACGACATTGCCCCACGACTTCCAAGTAAGACCATATCCACCTTCAAATCCATAATAATCTGCATTCCCAATGTTTTTCTTTGTAACACTAGAAAAGTCAGGATCTGCTATTAGGTTTCGTCTTGATACCGCAGTTGTTTTTGTTCCCCATTCGTCTTCAAAAAGGAAGTCTAGCATTTTAACAGTTACACCGTTTTTATCGATGATAATTTTATCACCACGAACAGATATAAAGTTGGTATCAATTCCTTCAGCCGTAAGCCACTTTACAATTGTCGCTGCGTTAATAGCAAGCTTTGAAACATCAATTGTTATTTGCTCTGCCGTTTGATTGATAGAAGAGATAATATCGCCTTTTTTTACAGTACTAAGAATATTTTTCTCAGTAACTTGAACACGCCCTTCTAGCTCTTTTACATATGCATCTTTAGCATACCTACCATCAGATTGAGTTTGTGTATATACTTCTGATTTTGAAGCCTTTAAATCTAATCCTTGCTCATTGATGGTTAAACGATTATCAATCTGCGTTACCTTTTGGTTGTAGTCTGAAGTATTGACTTTATTTGAAACGTCGCTGATTAATTGCTCTTGATTCGTATAATCAAAAGGTGAAGGGTAAAAATCAGTTGACGCAATTTTCCCCGCTTGTAACGTAGGCTGCGAAATCATCAATGTTCCATTTCTTACAACATGGAAACGGAAAAACATCGAAACTGCGCTATCTGGTGCTTTGTATTCATCCGTTTGGAATTTCTTCCATGTATTGATAGGAAGGTTTGCATCTGTAATAGATGAATAAGCCGTACCAATTCGATTGCCCGCTTTATCAAAGAACTGAATTTCATACGACGCACCGCGATCCATTGCCGTTGTTCTGTACGCCCACGCGCTCGCTACGTAATAATTACCACCTACACATGGGTATCTGTCTGTATACGCTCCACGCCATGAATCAGTAGTTAAACCAGATTGTACAGTTTTTAAAACGCCATATCCTTTGTAATTTAAAGCCGGATCATGCGAAACACCTGCATGAAATCCCCAATACTTTCCGCTAGACAGAACCGCGTTTTTAATAATGTTCTCTCTTCCTGCTGCCGAAACATATCCCTGCGCTTCGTCTTTAGAAACGGTTAAAGTGATTTGATTCTTCAGTACGTTAATTTCGCTCGTATGCTCTGTGATCGTTTGTCCTTGTGACGTTAACGTGTTGCCTTGTGCAGTATTCACTTTTTCAACTTCAGTTACACGCGCCGTAATATCAGTAGATGTAGTTTCTAACGTCCCTACACGGCTTTTGACGCCTGTTAAACCAGACTCCGTATTTTCCACACGTTGAGTGATTCCGTCCACTGTTTGGATAATCTCGGATGTTTTCTTGACGAACTCGGTATTTAATGTAAGATCATCGGCATTTCGATTCCAGTCGGATGCAATCTCTCCTTCTTCGATTTGAACTTTCTTAAATCTGAAAATCTTTCCGTTTGATGCTGCATTTTTCGGAAAACGTAACCTGAAGAATAAACCCGTAATGCCCGCAGTAGTTCGGAATCTGACTTCATATCTTCTCCAATTCGAAACACAAGCAAATGTTTTTGTATTAACTTCTGTTAACGTCCCATTCGATAGATATTCAAACAATACGAAGTTCATATCGGTTGAATCCGTGTCGGCTTCGAATGATAGAACGTAATTTGTATCAGCTTTAAAACCGTACATTTCCGTTTTAGCGCTTGTTATATCCGTGAACTGATAGAAAGAGTCAGTGTAATCGTTACATACCATGTGAATATAATCGCCCACGTTTGTAACGGTTGCTTTATTCGTGAAATGTTTCGCTGCTCCTTTATGTTTTACAAACTCGTTGTTACCCGATGAATTTAACAATAAGTTAGTACCGCCGGACAATTGACGATCCATCGGCGACGGCGACCATTCGAGCGGTAAGTTTCCACGGTTTAACATGAAGTTCGACACTTCGATATCACCGTTTCGACGTAACCATATTACGATTTGCGGGTTTTTAAATGATTTCGTAACTGTAAATGTGTGTGTGACTTTTCGCCATTGTTGAACCGCCGTTCTAGTAACATACAGGTTCGATACGAAAGGCTTGTTAGAATCCGTTGTATCCTGTAATTCTACTGCAAATTGATCATCATTAAGATTTGCTGCTGCTGAATTCCATTTAATGAAGAATGAAATAGAAATCTGCTCGCCTACTTGACCGCTTTTCGGGATTAGATCGATCAATTGTTGTTTAACCCCGATATATTGATCAGTAGCAGCGCCCGCATTTGCGATTTTTAAAACTGATCCTAAATCAGGATTTTGCGGAACAGTTATTTTTGCTTTAGCGGTTGAATTATTGTAGTCCCAATCCATAAGACCGCGATCAAAACTTGAATTTCGAATAACGTTACCGCCACCCGATGTGAACGCATCTTTTGATGATGGTTTGTAACTAGAAACGATATTTCCTTCTTCCAGTTGATAAGCTGCATATTCGAACCTAGTTGCTCCAATTTCCGTAGCCGTGTTGATCGGTTCGAAACGTAAACGATCATCGGACGTACTGATCCATTTGAAAGTATGTGTTACTCGTTGCCATGCAGCGCCCACGTTTGCAACTGTTTTCCCGTTGTCTGTAGCTGATCCACAGTAGAACTTCACATCGACTTTCTTGTCACTATTCGGGCTAACTACTCGCATATACATGCTGAATGTGTAGTCCGTTTGTAACTTCTGTACTCCTTGATCTCGTAAATATGCGGTTAAATATTCAAGCCCGCTCCATGCTTCAGTTGACGACCAAACACTCGTATCGAGATATTTTTCAGCAGTTTTTGTATTGCCTGTTATTGCCCAGAAAGGCGTTTCATTATCCTTTGATCTGATCAGCAAGTTTTCAACGCCGAATTTCATCCCGTCTACTTTTCCAGTCACTTCAGAAACGCTCGTGCTGATTTTACCTACTTCAACCTTTAACTCACTTGCTTCTTTCTTTACGTTGACCATATCACCCTCTAAACCTGCGACTTTTCCGTTTGTCGTGTTTAGTTTACCGTCAACCGTAGTAACTTTTCCATCGACTGTTGATAATTCCGTTTTAGTTGCGCTTAGTGTGATATCTTTCGCGTTTTGGTTAATTTGCGTTTGTTGGTTCTCAAATTTCTGTAAAACACCCTGCTGATCCGTTGTATATTTACTATTAGAAACCTTACCATTTAAAGCCGTGTCAACGTCTGTTTTTGTGTAGGTGTCTGCTTTGTTTGCTTTACCTTCCATTTGCTGATTAAGCCAATTAATATCGACTAAATCCTCCATATCGCCTTTGATCTTGTCTAACTCGCCATTAACCCAAGTTTGCACATCTTGTTCAAGTTGTTTGGTATCTGGAACGATTGCTTCCCACGTTGTGCCATTCCACTTTTTCAAAATTCCTGGCTTTCCTTTTGAGATATCCAGCCACAATGATTTTCCTGCAACTAGTCCCGTTGTCGGTGCATTAGTGCTTTCTATTATGACTGTTTGCCAGGTTGCAGAATCCTTATTAATTTGATCCGCTAACGCCTTTGCATATTCTGCATCCTCTTTCGCTTTTTGTGCTGCTCTATCAGCTAGATCAGCGTCAATTATCGCTTGTGCTGCGTCTGCTTCAGCTTTTTCGGCGATTAATTTCAATTGATCAACATAATCTTGTGTTGCTTTTCCACCTAGTTGCGATACCAATTGTTTATAATAACGACGCCATTCTTCAGACTGATCAACAAGTTCACGATAGTCTCCAAACACATATTTATCTTGTGAAGGATCAGTAAATGACTCATCACCAGCAATTGCGCGTGCTTCTAAATAAAGTTTCGGTGTAAATCCAGTATCTTTAATCCGGATTGTATCGCCTTCATTAATTAATTCGTGCGCCAATCCGAATACTCGTCCAATACTTTGCGCTTCAACTTCATAGGAAACGGATGTGTTTATTCGTTTTTTAAATTCGGTTTTCATAAGTGTCATAAGTCGTTCTGGAGACATATTCTGATCTTCTGTTTCAGGAGTATAGAAACCAAATTTATGTTTCCCTTGCTCATTCCACCGTTGGAAAGCGTCGCTATCTGTAATATAAGGCAGTCCGTTATTTATACTCTCAACAGTAATAATTTTATCGCCTTCACCTTTAACAAACCCTACTAAAGCTGTACAAATATCTCGTGAATGTTCGATTCGTCTTACACCGACTAAATCCTTACCTAAAGCGACTTCTTTACCGGTTTCTTGTCCACGTCTCTTTATCATATCAACGTACCAACCGGTAATCTGAGAGCCAACCACTTCTACACGATATTGAATTTCTAAATTGAATAACGAAGCGATTTTATTTAAAAATGTAAGAGGATCTATAATTTCATCGACTGTCATTGTATGGAAGCCCGCATATTCCGTTCTACCGCGTTTCCACTTCATACCTATCAGGGCCATATCGATAAACTCATTTACGGTCTTACTTTCTATACGTTGCGGCATTATATAGCCGTTTTTTGCTATTTGGACCCATGCCCCAGAAGCGTGTACAGTAAGTGACTTATCATTTGAATCTTTTTCAACCTCATTATTTATTACATAGGGAATAATACGACCATCACGTACTTCTTTTAGGATTAAGTTTTGTTGTTGCAAGGTAATTGCATGAGATGTCCCATTAAATGTTTTGAACTCTAATGTATCAATGTTATTTTTTATCTCCCAATGTCGTTTATCATCCCAATAGTCTTTTGGTTGTATATTGGAAACGATTTGACTTGTTTTAAAATCAACAATATGTAAAATCCCACTTGGCGTTCTCATCTAAATCGCTCCTTATATGTTACTTTGGCTATTCCGACGGTTGAAGGCATGATTTCTAATTTATTAGAACCTTTATTAATAACTGGATAATCACTAAATATATCTTTTAGATTAATAGCACTCTTACCATTTATAGTAACAATACTTCTCTCTGTATCAATGGCTACTTTATCCCCAACATCGAAAATATATGGTGGGGTATCTTGTGTATTCATATTGACTTTCCATATTTTCAAATCATCGATACTCATTTGCGAACAAAACATGTTGTTAGAGAACTGTGATATACTGATTTGTACTTGAGCGACTTTATTCATATTGACATTATTCTCGTCTATCCAAACTACAAATCGTTCCGAGTCATCAATCTCCGTACCTAATATAAACTTAGAAATATACGCTTCCCATCTATTACCGGTCCTAGCGAGCCATAATCGCCCTCTAAAATTAGTCCAAGTATCTGGATGATCTCCATGTTCATTAATTAAAACTTGCCCACCAGGTTTCTTACTGTTACCCACACTAGCAAATCCACTGTTTTGCTCTGCCTCCCATTGGACATCACTCATTGATATACGGGCTACATAATCGCTATTTTCATCAAGAAGACCGATTTCCACACGACCCATTTGATCCCAATGATAACTATTAATGTGTACATAAGCTTGCATGATAAAATCCTGTAAAGGTCCTTGCGGAATATTCTTTTTGGCTATGCAACCATGCCATCCTTTTACTGTAGGTTCACCTAGATACTC